CTGCTGGTTTAGTTGGCTCAGCCTTAGGTTTAGCTTCAGGTGCTTTAGTTGGTGGTTTTTCTGCTGCTTTTGGTGCTGGTGCCGGAGCAGGTGGTTTACCTGGTGCTGGTGCAGGTGGTTTACCTGCTTTTGGTGCTGGTGCAGGCGCAGGTGGTTTACCAGGCTTTGGTTTCTCTGCCTTTGGCTTCTTTATTTTAGGAGTTTCTAACTTTGGTTCTTTAATCTTAGTTTTAAACTTACCTTTACCAAGCAATGCATCAACTATTTCTTTGTGTCTTGTTTTTTTAAGTTTTTCTTCTTCTTTTGATTCACTTAATTCTTTTTTGTATTCTTTCTTTTCTTCTTTACCTTCTTGTCTTACCAAATTATAAATTTTTGCAGCGACATTTGCTAAGGTTTCTCCTTTTCTTAGAGGAGAAACTTGGTCTGGAGATATTGTTGTAAATAATTCTTTTTTATTGTTATCCGCTTCGAATAGTTTATCTTTTTTACCAAACGATTTCCCAGCACCAGAAAAAGCACCTTTCATTCGTGAAAATACTCCTGATGCTTTTTCTGATAGTGATTTATTTTCTGGGTTTTCGTTGACTCGCATTATCGCCTTTCAGCAAGTTTCTGTTTAATCTTCTGGTTTTCTTCTTCGATGTACTGCATTAACAACGTAACATAAATGTCACGTTCCCAAGGAATCATATTCTCAAGTTCAAACAAACTATATTTGTGGTGCTGCATCAATGCAAAGTTTGTTTTGTAGTAATTCTCAAGGGTATCATAATGAAAAATTAGACGAAAAAACTTTCAAGTCCCTCCACATCAATACTGTGGTCGAACCCGCACTTATTACACTTAAAGTCTACTTTAGTTTTCAATCTAGGTAAGTTCTCAAAAAACACCTGCAACTTATCAAACTGTGATTGATTTAAAGACTCAACAAACTCAAGTAACTCTTCGGGTGTTGATTCTTTTGCATAATAAAACTGTTCACCATCATGAATGTATTCTATGCTTTCTGCGATTATCTTAAATGCAAATTCTTCAATACTTGATTCAGCATTAATTTTTTCCATTACAGAAAACTCAGGATATTTTAACTTAATTGTTATCTTATCGGTAATCTTAACTGTATCTTCTGTTCCTTCTTGCATTTCAACTCCAATGTCAAGAAGGTTTACTTTTACGTCCATTATGTTACCGCAAGGCTTATCAATTTCAACTTCATTGTTGCACTTGTATGAATTTTCAACAATTTCACCAACAGACCTTGCACGAAGATGTAGAAAGTAATATTCGACATCAACTACAGGAAGATGTTCGATGTCAATATCATCACTTAAGGTACAACTCGCAAGAACATTTTTGACGTTTGTTTTTACAGTTTCGCTGTCGTTGGCTTCAAGTGCCATCAGCAAATTTCTTTGTTCTTTAACAACAAATGGACGAAACTGTACTTTTCTTTTTGAAAGTGGCAATTCAAGTTCATAAATGGGTACATCAATTTTTGGCAAAGCCATAATATTTCTCCTTTAATATATCATTGCAAAGAATCTATTTTACTTGCAATACTCTTCATATCATAAACGGTTCCGGTGTCATTTGGATTCCCGCTGAATGTAGAATTCAAAAAGTTTACACCAGCATCTACAGCAGAACTAACTCCGGCATTAAATACTTCAGCGGCTAGACCTGTAATATCATTTCTTTCCCATGTGTAATATGCAAATACGACAGAAAGTTTATGATATGCAGATTCATTACTCCAATCCAAATCTAGTTGATTTACAGATAATGGAAATGCTTCATTCAATGAAACACTATATGTCTTCTTATTCTGCAAATCATATTGATTCACTGTAATGTTTGTCATGTAATCTTTTTTGTATGCTACATTAAACGTAGACCTAGGATTGATTAGATCCATCCATGCATCAAAGAATTTCTTTTCTAGCATATCGTCACTTACAATAAACGTAAATGTTGATTCGTTATATGTGCTGACATATGGATGCTTTTCTGTTGGTCCATAAATCTTTCGTTCTGTTGTTGCTAAAGTTCTGCTAGGTAGTTCAGCATTTTCACAACGCAAAGTTAATCTTTGACCAAGATTTCTGTACGATACAAGTTTTAAGGGTACAGGAATCTCGACATCAAATCTACTGGGTCTAGCAGCATCTCCTTTAAACGAAGATAGAAAATTACTTATTGTGCCGGCCATGTTATTCCTTTGCTGTTTCTAGTGATTCATTCCAAACAGTGGTTGTTTTTGCTTTTTGGAATCTATGTGTTGGTAAAAATATTGCTGTTTCCCATTCGCTAGGTTCTACTTTTAATGGTGGTGTTGCCATATTTGCATTTAAATATCGTTTGATACAAGGTTTAAATAGTCTATTAGATTTAGCACCAGCAAGAATATCGTATGTCACTCTAAGTTTTTTAATATCATTATTATCATCATATGATGCATATCCTAAAAGTTTATCTAAAAATACTGCTCTAAACATTGGAGGAAGATAATGCAGATTTAATCCCAGTATTCCATCATTATATCTTTCAAGAACAAGAACTAAAGGAAAAACATCATAATATGGTAATTTATCTGAATATTTTGGTTCGTAATATAAAAAATAAAGACCACCTATAGTTGGTCTTTTTGTAAATCTGTCTCTTTCTCTTAAAATTCCTTTTGATAATGCTGTTGGGTTTTTTAATTTCTTTACTTCTTTTTGTAACCATTCAATACTCTTTTTTGAAAAAGTATCGTGATTCAGTGAGGAATGCTGTTGTGCTAAGGTTGTTAACTTTGACGGTCTGATTGTCATTTATATTCCTATATGTTTTTCTGTCAATATTTTAAATTCCCAACCTCTATCAAGACAGTATTCTTCTGCGTACTTCCACTTTGCTTGGTTGACTCCATACGTCACAACTTCTTGAATATATTGCTTAGTTATTCTTTGTTTTTGTTTTGGTTCTTTTGTTTCTCTATCGGGTTTAACTTCAACTACCATAGTTTTTACTTTACCTTCTTTTGTTTTAACCTTAACAAAAAAGTCAGGAAAATATCTATGTGGCCGACCATCAACAGGTGATATATATGGTATTATAAGTTCTTCAGAACCCCATTCGATTACATCTGGATTTCTGTCAAACCAATTCATTACACGAACTTCCCATGATGACCTTGCCCATATATTGTTATAGTCACCAAGATACTTTTGTGGATTCTTTGGTTTCCATCTAATGGGTTGAGGACGGCTCATAGTATAAATAATTTCCTTAAAAAATTAGTATAAATATTTATACTCTATTCTAGAACAACAACCATGGCTATATTAAATCAAATTGGTGGTATATCAACTGGCGGATTAACAGGCGCACTTGAAGGTCCTTTGGGTAAACTATTTGGAAGTAAAAAAGGTGTGCAGATGTTTCAATATCCTAGAGAATTAGGAAATGATCCTTCGCGTATGCATATTGTTCAGTTTTCAATAAGAAATGTTCAACCCAGACAATTTGATATTAAAAAATCAGTAGAAACTGCTACCAATCAAGCATCTGCTGGAACTGGCGGTGGAATATCAGGATTTGTACAAACTGTAGAAAATCTAGGTAAAAGTGCATTGCAAAGTATCGGAAATATCGATACTAAAAAAAATATAAGTGCTGCACTATCACCAAAGAAAACAAAAAATGCAGCAGTAATCAATTTGTACATGCCAGACACTCTTGCTATGAATTATAATCATGAATATGGAGAATTAAATCTTGCCGACATAGGTGGTGGAATATTACAAGCAGGACAGGCCGCAGTTGGTGCTGCAAAATCTGTCTCTGAAGGATATGACAAGGGTGGGGTTTCTGGTGCATTTGGTGCATTAGGTCAGTCTGAAAATCTAACGGATGCAACAACAGCATTATCTGGACTTGGTGGAGGCACAGGCAAAGACTTAAATGATTTGTTTCTAAAGACACAAGCAAAAGCACTAAATCCACAGATACAACTTCTATATCGTGGTGTTGGTCTCAGACAATTTACTATGGAGTTTATGTTCACACCAAAATCAAAAGAAGAAGCAGACCAAGTTACTGCAATTATCAATACGTTTAATTATGCAGCATCACCAACTATATCTGGAACGGGAGGTATGTATTTTGTTCCTCCATCAGAATTTGAAATTAAATTTTTAATGGCAAAGACTGGAAACTTTTCTGCACTATCTGCTATGTTACAGAAAGCAGGAAACAGTATTATTCCTGGATTAGGAAATGCAGCAGCAAATTATTTGGATGGGAATCAAGGAACAGAAAACGATAGACTATTTAAAATTGGTAGTTGTGTTCTCGAAAGTATATCTGTAGATTATGCGCCTAACGGTTGGGCAGCACACGAAAATGGTGCACCAGTGCAAACTCGTTTGACTTTAGGATTTAAAGAACTTGATATTGTTGATAGAAATAGACTGAAAGCAGGAGAAGTTAGATGAAGTTCTTTGAAAATTTTCCTATTATTGCAATAACACAACCTAATGGTGTTTCTACTCTATCATTAAATCTGATGAAGAGAGTAAATATTGTTCCTTCTTTATTGAATAATCCTGCACTATTTTACAAATATACAGTTCAAGAAGGCGATTTGCCAGAGATAATTGCAACGAAATATTATGATGATCCATATCGTTATTGGATATTTCTTTACGGTAATCAAACAATAGACCCACAATGGGACTTAGGATTATCGTATCAAAATTTTAATAAGTATCTAATTGACAAATATGCAGAGGAATCTGGATTATCTGGTGTTGATGTATTATCTTGGACACAATCAACAGTAAAATATTATAGAAAACTAGTAACTACTGTTGATTCAACAACAAACACTACAACCATAAATGCATTTAATGTTGATGAAGACACATATAATAATCTTCCTGAACATTTAGTTACAACGAATGTATTTTCACCAGATCCTATAAGTGGAATCTCTGCTACAGTAACAACAACAATAAGCAAAGACACTTTAACAATATATGAATATGAAGACCAATTAAATGAATCTAAAAAAGAAGTCAATATAGTTAATAAATCATATTCAGAAGATATGGAAAATCGTCTTAAAACATTATTGGAAAAATAAATGGCAACATCATTAGCATCTTCAGGTGGGCAATCATCAAGCACAGGCGGTAACTCTCAAATAGGCGTAAGATATAGTAAAGACTATAATCTAATCGCAATAAATTTGCTTGGTGGAAATTTTCCTGTTGTAGATTTAAAACCAATGATGATTGAACTTTCATATTTTGAAGACATCTTCAATAATGCAGTATCAGGAAATATGTTAGTTGAAGATGCACAAGGTATGATTGAAAAACTACAGATGCACGGAAATGAATATATTCGATTTGCATTTGGTAAAGATAATAATCCGAATTTAAGAATAGACAAAATATTTCGAGTCTATAAAATCTCAAATAGAAGAAAAAGTTTAAACTTCGATACGGAAAACTATGTTATTCATTTTTGTTCTGATGAATTAGTATTGTCAAATCAATATAAGATTAGCAAATCATATAAAGGTCAAGGCGTATCTGATATAGTAAAAGATGTTCTGAAAACAAAAATAAAAGCACCAAAAGAAAAATACAAAGAAGCAAATATAGAAAAAACAAAAGGTGTTTACAGCATAATAGTACCAAATTTTAGCCCATTTGAAACACTTAATTGGTTGTGTTCATATGCACAATCAGCATCAGGTGGTGTCATGGGTAGTGATATGATATTCTATGAAAACGTCGAAGGGTACAATTTCAAATCTCTACAATCATTATTTAAAACTGATCCATATTTTACATATGAGTATCGTCCTAAAAATACATCAGAAAAAGATAATTATGGTGATGCAAGCAAACAGATATTTAATGTTTTGACATATGAAATATTAGACACATTTAATACTGTTGAATCTGTCTCAGAAGGAACTTTTGCAAATCGTCTTTTGTCTATTGATCCATTATTGAGAAGATATAAGATTGTAGATTTTAATTACAACACATATCAACAAAAATCAACACGATTAAATAATAATCCAGTAGTAAACAATCTACAAAATAGATTTGGACATGAGTTATATAATACTCCTCAAGGTAGTTATAAACTGTCGATGTCAAATGCAAATCAACAAGACTCAGAATACATAAAATCAAAATCAGGTTCAGTTCAAAATGATTATTTTTTTGAGACATTTGTATCACAAAGAAAGTCTCAATTATTATTAGCAAATCATATGAAAGTAAAATTCAGCATACCCGGTGACCCAAATTTGTCAGTAGGAAAAACAATCAATTTTAAATTATACTCCAACGAACCAGTTTCAGACAAACAATCAAAAGGTATTGACAAGTATTATTCTGGTAAATATCTCGTTACCGCAGTTAGACACATGATACAGTCATCAGAATATGTAACGGTATTTGAAGCAGTCAAAGATAGTACTGTTTCTAAGTTTGATTCTGTTGATAATGGTTCTTTGATATGGAAAAATACTGTTGCTGGAATTAAAGGATAATGAAAATGAATAATGCATACTTAGGAATGAATGGTTTTGTTTGGTGGATTGGTGTCGTAGAAGATAGAATTGATCCTTTAAAAATGGGCAGATGTAGAATTCGTATTTTTGGTTGGCATACAGAAGATAAGACACAAATACCAACAGAAGATTTACCTTGGGCACAACCTGTACTTCCGATAAACAATTCAGATGAATTCTCGACACCCAGAGAAGGTGATTGGGTCATGGGATTCTTTATGGATGGTGCATCTGGTCAGTTTCCAATTTATACTGGGGTACTTGCTGGCATACCAAAACCATATACAAACAATCCACAAAAAGGATTTACTGACCCAAGAAACGGAACACAATTAAACTCTGCCCCAAAGAAACTAGGTGAGAGTGCAACTAATTATCCTAGATATCCTGAAGAACCTACATCAAGTAGAGTATATCGAAACGAAAAAATTGATACAACATTGATAGGAAAAAGAAACGCAGCACTAACTAAAGGCGTTGCAATTGCTGGTGGTGGAACGTGGGATGAACCAAAATCGACATATGCAGCAGTACCACCATATGATGATGTAAAAGAAACTGAGTCTGGTCATCTATTTGAAATGGATGACACACCCAACGCAGAAAGAATTAATTTAGCACACAGAACAGGAACGTTCTTTGAAATCTATCCTGATGGTAGTCAAGTAACAAAAATCAAAGGAAAAAATTATGAAATTGTTGCTGGAGATGATTTTGTTAATATTCAAGGAAATTGTAACATTACAGTTAATGGAAATGCAAACGTTAAAGTATTAAAAAATGTAAAAATGGAAGTAACTGGAAATTTTGATGCGGCAATTGGTGGACATTGTTATATTGATTCAAAAGGTAACATGAAATTAACTGCACCCAGAATAGATTTGAACCCATGATAACTGGTAAATTTGTAATATTAGATGAAAGAAATATTAAAACATTCAGTAACTATAATGATATTCCTTCATCCTTTGACAATCTGATAGGTTTTGAACCGGATTATCCTAACCCTCCACACACAGAAGAACAACATAAAGCAATAGAATCTTATAGTTTTTTGCTTAATGATTTATTAAGGAGAGAAAGATATGCCAGCAGCAACTAGAGTAGGAGATGCAGATGTACCACACTGTTCAGGAATGGTAAGAGCTAAAGGGTCAGGAAATGTATTTGTAAACGGTTTAGCTTGGTCTAGACAAGGAGATGTCAATACTGCCCATTTGTTGCCTGGTAGTCCATGTCCTTCTCATGCGGCACCAATAACAAAAGGTTCAACAACAGTTTTCATAAACAAAATGGGAGCAGGAAGAGTTGGAGATGCAATATCTGGTTGCACTGCTGTTGCTGCTGGATCTCCTAATGTTTTTGCTGGAGGTTAAAATGTATTTGGATTTAATTAATAAATAGTATATGGCACAAACTCTACAAAAAATATATTCAGATTTAGATTTAACATTCACTCGTAATCCAGTTACGGGTGATGTTTCATTTAGCTATGATGACCAAGCAGTTATTCGTTCGGTCAGAAATCTACTCTTAACTAATTTTTATGAAAGACCAATGCAACCAGATTTAGGTTCAAATATGACAGCGTACTTGTTTGAACCTATGACAGCAATAACTGCATCAGCACTAGAATCTGAAATCCGTGATGTAGTAAACAATTATGAACCCAGAGCGCAAGTAAAAGACATTAATGTTATTGCAATAGAAGATAAAAACGCATTCTATATAGAATTGACATTTTTTATCGGCAATAATACACAACCAACTTCAGTCAATTTGCTCCTTGAGAGGAGAAGATAATGGCAGCAGCCAATAGTAATATTCAACTAACACAATTAGACTTTGCCGACATCAAAGCAAGTATAATCAATTATTTAAAATCGCAAGATACATTTAAAGATTATAACTTTTCTGGTTCAGGCCTGTCTCATCTTATTGATATTCTTGCGTATAACACACAATATAATGCCTATTATTTAAATATGGTAGCAAATGAAATGTTTTTAGACACAGCATTACAAAGAGAATCTGTTGTGTCACACGCAAAACTGTTAGGTTATGTTCCTAAATCTGCTACTGCACCCACTGCAACAATTAATCTTGTAGTCGGAAACAACGTCGATTCGTCATTGACTTTACCGATATATACAAATTTTGTTTCTCAAGCAATCGACGGAGTAAACTATAATTTTGTGACCGCCGATTCACACACCGAAAACGTTACCGACGGAGTAGCAAACTTTAGTGATATTATATTAAAGCAAGGTACCGTTGTAAATTACTCATTTACGGTAGATATTGCAGCTAATCCTGCAACTATATTTGAAATACCCGATTCGAATATTGATACAAGTACATTGAAGGTGTATGTTCAAAATTCATCAATTGACACTACAACATATAACTATAACTTAGCTGAAAACTTTTTGACAGTATCAGACACAAGTTTAGTATATTATCTCCAAGAAGGATTAAACGGTAACTATGAAATTTATTTTGGTGATGGTGTTCTTGGTAAAAAATTAACAGACGGTAATATAGTAAGAGTCTCGTATGTATCGACAGAAGGTACATCAGCAACAGGAGCAAACAGTTTTGTCTTACTTGATTCAGTATATGGATTTGCCAATACAACAATATATCCTGTTCTTTCAGCATCAAACGGAACAACAAAAGAATCAATCGACTCTATTAAGTATACTGCACCAAAAACATATTCAGCACAAGGTCGAGCAGTATCAAAAGAAGATTACATATCAATCATACAAAACAACAAACTAGGAATCACTTTTAGTTCTGTGAGTGTATGGGGAGGACAAGAAAATAATCCTCCATCATATGGTGTAGTTTACATTTCATTAAAGCCTACGGGCAGTTATCTTCTTACTGAAATTCAAAAACAAAAGTTAATCGAAGATGTCATTAAACCAATTTCCGTACTGACTGTTGAACCAACAATTATAGATCCAGACTATACATATATTAAATTTTTTGCTAACATTCTTTATGATGCAAAAAATACAAATTTGACATCAAATCAAATAAAAGAACAAGTCACCAATTCAATAAGAAATTATTCTGCAACAGTACTTGATACTTTTAATGCGACTCTATCATTGAGTGATTATAATAATATAATAAGAAACACTAATCGTTCGATAGTATCTAACGAATTAGCAATAAAAATACAGAAAAAATTCTTACCTTCTTTGGTTTCACCAAAAACATATACTCTGTCTTTTGGAACTCCTTTGATGAGAGGAATTTTAAATAGTGGAATATCATCGTACCCATCGATGAGTTTCAGAGATCCAGTAAATGCGACCAACATAATATCTGGAGTATTTTTAGAAGAACTACCAATTTCAACTGGTGGTGTTGAATCGATATCAATACTAAATCCTGGTTTTGGATATCAATTTGCACCAACGGTAGAGATACTCGGTGATGGTACTGGTGCTACCGCAGAGGCGACCATAGATTTGAATGGTAGAATCTCAAAGATAACAGTTACAAATAAAGGTAGTGGATACACAAGTTCAGTAATTAAGATTACAAATCAGAGTGGAGACACCTCTGGTCAACTTGGTGCTGCTACCGCAACATTAGAAGGTAGATATGGTACATTGAGAAGTTATTACTACACAGCAAATAACACAGTAAAAACTATTTTCAACTCAAACGCCGGAACAATAGACTATTATTCTGGTACAATAACATTAAATAGTTTCAATCCACTTTCACAATTAACTATAACTGCAACTCCAGATACTACTATAATTCAATCAACTTATAATAAAATTATAACTCTTGACCCTTATGATCCTACAGCAGTTCAGGTTACAGTATCAACTAAAAAATAATGATAAAAAATAGTCATAAAACCTCGTTACTAATACCATCGCAACTCCCAGAGTTCATCAGGGATAATCCTGACTATGAAAAATTTGTTGCATTCATTCAGGCATACTATGAGTGGATGGAACAGAATGGTGGTGCAACTGACGGATCAAAAAACATATTAAATTATGCGGATATTGATAAGACTAGTGAGGAATTTTTAAATTATTATGTCAATGATTTTTTACCAAACTTTCCATCAGAAACTCTTGTCGATAAAAGACTTGCAATAAAAGTAGCAAAACAATTATACGAAACAAAAGGAACACCAGCATCATATCAATTCCTTTTTAGAGTTCTGTTTAATTCTGATTTTGATTTATTCTACACAAAAGATGCGGTACTCAAGGCATCATCTGGTGTATGGTACATACCAAAAAGTTTAAAATTAGCAACGACAGATAAAAGATTCTTAAAGACAAACAATTTAAGAATATTTGGAGAAACTTCAGGTTCTATAGCAACAATAGAAAATACTGTCGTGTCAGGAAACAAGATTGAAGTCTTCATTTCAAATATCGAAAGACTGTTTCAATCAGGTGAAATAGTAAGAATTGTTGATAATTTAAATCAAACACTTTATTTTGATGGTGTTGGAACTATAGTTCCTGAAAGCACATCGACAACAGTAACGATGGACAGTAGTGCTATAACATTTGATAGCACAGAACTCAATATGGATAATGGAAACGCATCCATATTATCCGCAAAACTCGTCGGTCAAGTCAATCAAATAAAGATAGATCCAAACAACAGAGGACTATTCTATAGTATTGGTGATCCCGTAGTTGTTCATGGTGGAACAATCACTAAGAATCCTGTAGAGGCGTCTGCTGTTGTTGGTGACATAACAAAAGGTTCAATAATCTCCATTGATGTTCTCTCTGGAGGATATGGTTATACTCAAGCACCAAATACAAGACTCATAATATCTAATGCTCCAGGTGCGATAGCAACACCGGCATCATTTAATCCTTCACCAGATGTTACTTCGAACGTAAAGATATGTACTGATACAATTACATTAAAAAGATTCATTACAATTGGAAATTCAAGTTTGAATTTTGCCAACGCAGCGAATGGTGGAAATGCAAATACAACGTTACTAGAAGCATTTACTTTTACATCATTCCAAACCTTTCCTATAAGTTCAGTTTATGTAAACAATGGTGGCGGTGGAATATCTGTACAACCAACAATATATGCAGATTCAATTTACTATACGGATGCTCAAGCAAACACCGCAGATTCAGAATATGGAATTGCACATTTAGTAAAATTAGGAATACTAGCACCAATACAAATAGTTAATCCCGGTACAGGATATCGAGCGAACGACAAGATAGTATTCACTAGCGGAACAGGTTTTGGTGCATATGCTAATGTTATTTCCGTAACTGCAACTGGAGGAATAAACACAGTTTCGTATGTGTCTGGTTCGTATCTCACACCAGGTACTAAAAATCCATATCCTCTAGGTGGATTAGGATATAAACCAGATGCATTGCCTACGCTGTCAGTACAGTCAGCAAACGTAGGTGCAGCAAATGCGGTATTAGTTGTTACTGGAATATTAGGAGACGGAGCACAGTTCTCTCCAACAACAGATAGAACTGGATCAGTCACTTCAATTAATATTACAAATTATGGTGAAGACTATTCAAGTACACCAAGCGTGTCAATTAAAATTCAAGATGTTCTTGTTTCGAATGTATTAGTTGCAACTCCTCCAGCAAAAAATGATTTGGTTTATCAAGGAGACACAATAAACACCGCATCGATGTTAGCATATGTCGATTCGTTCAACTTAATACAAGAAAATGTTGATCCAACACAATCACTGTACAACATCAGACTATATGATTACAACAGAAGAATAGACACAAATCTTCCTATAAAATTTGTGGGCAAGCAAATCAATCTTACCCCAGCAAACACAACATTTGAAGGAAGAAATTACGATACTAATGGTATCAAAATATATGGTGACGGAAAAGCAAAAGCATCAGCAACATTCCTGAATGGTCTGACTTATGGTCAAGGACAATATATCTCCACAAAAGGATTGGTAAGTTCATTTGATGTTCTACAGAGTGTAGATTACAACAACTATACATATCAAATTACTGTAGAAAAAGAAATTGAAAAATATAGAGACACTCTACTAAAACTTATACACCCGAGTGGTCTAAAGGTGATAGGAAGATATGCAGTAAAATCAAATTCAGATTATTATTTCCATGCTGTAGATGCATACAGTAAAGGATATCCTTTAGCATACTATACTGAATATCTAGGAACAACAGTAACAATCAATACTGATTTTGATAACAAAACAAACAATATTATACAATTTAATAATTTGGCAGGTGCAAATCTAGCAGGATTTATTTTTGCTGCAAACACAAATCAAAGTGCAAGTGTCATAGAACTTTCACCAAGAAATGGACCAAATATAATTTCTGAAGTTGTTTCTGTTGACCCGATTGCAAACACTGTAACATTGAAGAGTAATGCGTGGCTAACGTTCTCTAACGTCGCAATCGCAACATCAAATCTCAACTCAAATACTATAAATATAGTACAACTAACGGGTTATTATGATTATTATAATAACGGAAAGTATAGCAACACACAATATCCACTAAAAGATATAGTGTTTGCTGGAGATTTAATAAAACTTGGTAGTAGCATCGGAACAGTAAAAAGTGTTGATTATGTAACAGGAATTATAACACTAACGTCAGATTTCGGTGAAAGTGCTAATTCGTATTTGTCAGTAAGAAGAACCTTCGTTGCAAACTCATTGAACCAAGTATACATTTACGGTACAGTAGGATTGCAATACATACCAGAATTAACAACAGAAGATGGCCGAACACTAATAACAGAAGATGGATTAATAATTCTATTGGGGTAATACATGTCCACCGTAAAGATTTCTCAATTAGCAAAAATACAAACACTTGACGCAAACACATCAAATACACTATTCGTCGGTGTTGATATTCCTTCTGGTGTTACTGGAAAAATTACAGCAACAACAATAGCACAAAAACTATATTCGTATAACCAACTGAATGTAGGTAACAATTCAATCATTTTACCAAATGTTATTGCACAATTTTCTGGGTCAAGTTCAATCTACAACCAAGTAAATCTACAAAATATTAATGGTAGTGGTTCAGGAGATTATGTAGTAACTGCAAACAACGGTACGGATGTAACATATTTCATTGACTTAGGTATAAATGGTTCTTTATATTCTGATCCAAATTATTCTGCTATGTCGAGTAATGATGGATATCTGTATGTTCAAGGTTCTCCTTCAGCACCAGCAGTAGGAAATCTTGTAATTGGTACTGCGGCTAGTGCAGCAAATATTGCATTTATGACTGGCGGAACACAATCACAAAATATCAGAGCATTCATAACCAATCAAGGCATTGTCTTGAGTGGAAATAGTTATTTTAGATTTAATGATGGTAGCATTCAAACTGTTGCTGCTGCTCCTTTTGTGTATACTCAAGCAGCGTTTAATACTGCAAATAGTGCTACATCAAATACTATCATAAGTCAAGGAATTAACTTAACTCAAAATACCGCGATCCAATCCGCTTACAATCAATCTAACACTGCACAACTATTAGGACAAGCGGCATATAACCAAGCAAATGTGACTATTGGTGTTGATGCTACACAAAATGCATCCATTACTGTAATTCAAGGTGTTGATGCTACACAGAACTTAGCAATAACATCAGTATACAATCAGCACAATACAACATCTTTGATTGCACAATCATCGTTCAACAAAGCAAATAATGCTCTTGCAAATACGACAGGAACATTTGCTGGTGATTTAAGTGTCAGCGGAAACATATCTGTTTTAGGAACAACAAGTTCTACTGGACCAATCACAACAGGTAATCTAATTATCTCTGGAACAACTAGTCTAACCGGTAACGTTAACATGAATGCAGCTACCTATATGACGGGAGCAGTTACAGTCAATAGCACAATGTTACTTGCTAATAGTCTCTTCTCACCGACACAAGCAGCATTGACAATTAGTGCATCACCTACAGTTGTACCACCAGCAAATGATGGTTACATGATACACATTTCTGGAAAGAATGGAGTACCATCAAGAATAGTATCAGACTCATATGGTACAGGCTCATATTCAGTATATGCGTCAAGAACTGCTAGAGGAAACGTATCTAATCCATCACCTGTGCAGGCCGGTGATATCATTGGACGTTTCTCTGCTAATGGGTACGGTAATACAAAGTTTCAACAATTTGGAACTGGACGTATAGATTTTGTTGCAGCAGAAAATTATACAGATACAACAACCGCTTCACAAATTCAATTCTGGAATTGTGCAGCAGGAACAAATACACTAACTCAGATTGCAACATTCAATGGAACCTCTGTTGTGTTTGCTGGTGTCGTTAATCCACAAAAAGGATTACTATTATCTCCCAATGTTCTTTCTGGCATAACAACAACATTAAATATTGATATTGCGAATAATTCACTTTACTATTTTAAGACTAATGCAACTACAACAATCAATCTAAGTGGATTTGCGACAGGTAAGATTGTTGAAGTTTGGTTGACAAATACCGATACAGGTGGTGGTTCTAATCATACTATTACACACGGATGTCTAGCAAACAACTCAACAATCGGTGCCACATCATTCACACTGGCATCTCTCCATTCCGCATATCTAAAATATTTTAGTATTGATGGTGATTTAGCAAACACATATGTTTCTGTTAATTATTCATAATAAATAAATCATGGCAAATAAAACACTACTGACAAATTTAGCAAAGACCTCATCCGTACT